GTACGGCAGAGAGTGCGGCTTGAGCCTTTGGGTTTTTCTTTAGTTCCGATAGCGTAGAAGTAGCGCACCTTGTAACGCTCCGTGTCCTGCTCGCTCTTGTCTTGAGCAGCAAGCTCGATGCGTGAGTTGAGGTATGCCTCTACATCGTACTCGGCCTCCTCATCATCGACAAGCTCAGCATCGACCATCTCAAAGTCCTTGAGGATGTCCTCCTCGCTCTCTCCAATCTCTTGGAGCTTGGCTACCAATTCAGCAGCAAGCTCCTCCTTCAGAAAAGGGCGGCTATCCCCGCCTCCCTTCTGCGACTTCATCTGCGTGATTACCGCTGATGAGTTACCTGCGAACAGAGCCTGTGCAACATTCGGGTCGAACTGAAGCATCTGAACGAGGAAGGTGATGGCTTGGTCTTGCGTGAGGACTCCCTCTTGTACGGCACGCATAATATCCAACGAGCTTGCAATCTGCGCTCCGTTGTACGATGCCTCCTTCTGGATGAGTTCCTCTTGAGCCTGCGGGTCTACCTGTGCATCTACAATGACCTCCGTACCTACGGCATCACCTACTTCCTTCACGTCAGCGAACTCGGCAGGAGTCAAGGTCTTAAAGTACAGGTCAAGGTTCACCTTGTTGTAGGCAAGCAGTTGGTCGATTCCCTTTGCAATCTCCTCTTGCTTGGGGCGGATAACCACATTGTCGAGCAGGTTGTATGCGTTCTTAATCTCATCGGCATTGTTACCCAGTCCCGTGTTGTCCTTGATACCAAAGAGCATCGGTGAGGTGATGCGGTGAGCCACCAGAATCTTGCTCGTTGATTCCTTCGACAGGAACTCGTACTGAAGGTGGGCCTCCGACAGGGTAACAGGCTCAATCGTTGCGGCCTTCTGGCTATCATCGTTGAACGCCAAGATGTACTTGCCTGCGTTGTTGGTTCCGCTCCACTTCTGCTTGATGGCGAAGTCGATGTTATCCTGCTCCTCCTGCGGTGGGATGCCGTTGTTGAAGTTAATAATCATTGACGGAGCGAGTCCGTTCTTGATGTTGTTGATGTGGTAGTTCGCTATCTCTTGCTCAAGCTCACAGTATGGAATCCCGCCACTATAATCTGGCCCAGAATAATAATAAGAGCCGCTGCGGTATGGGCGGATGTAGAGGATTTCTACCTTATCGCCTGCTGCTCCGTAACCGAACGCAGGAATGCGCTCCGCTTGGCTCTTGTTACGCACCTTGCTCCAATCGTAGGCGTAGTAGTACGCTTCAATCTCGCCCTCCTCGTTGCACTTCTCAGCACGCAAGGTCTCCACAGGCATATGGTATACCTCCGCAATCTTGCTCTTGTCAGCCGTGTAGATGACTTGGAATGCTGCGTTACCGAGCATATAGAAGTCATTGACCACCCGCTTGAGTTGCTCAGGCTGGATAAGTCGCTTCAGCTCCATATACCCCGCAGGATTCTCAGCAGCATTCGCAGCATCAATACCCTTGCCGTAAATCATATCAACGATTCCCGTGATGACTGCGTTATTGGTGGGGCTGCCGTTGTATAGGTCAATCAGGTAGCTGAAGAAATTATTGTCATCGCCATACTCCACCCAGCTCAGGCGAGGGTTCTCGCTGATTTGTGGCGTGGTGTACGAAGCCAGATTGATGAGGCGAATGTTACTCTCCATAGATTACAAAGTCATTAGTCATTGTGCGCTCTGTCGTTTGCAGCACGGGTTGGTAGGTTCCAATGTTTTGACCGCTGGGAAGCATATAAATCTTGTCGATAGCCAAGACCTTTGAATCGTTTGCTCCCAGTTCGGTGAGTTCATTGGTTACGCAAGATAGTGATTCTATCGTTCCTGCATCCGCAATAACTCGGTCTTCGTATTCGTTTGCGACTCCTGCTGCATAGCGTTGGTCTTCAAGGCGCAGGACGTACGGCACCTCTTGGTCGAGGTTTGCGCTATTGTATTCAAACGTCAGCTCTCGTGTGTCCTCATCAAACGATGGGTCAACGAGCGTGTAGGTGATGATTTCCCGTGTGTCCTTGTTGATGAACTTGGCTTGAATACGCCAATAGTCTCCGTAGTTTGTGAGGTCATCGTTGCCGTACTTCCAGTCACGGATGGGCAAAGTGATGTCCTGCTGGGCATTATATGATAGGAAAATCATACCTAAATAACCCCAACTCATAACAAAGTGGGGAATGAGTCAAAAAGAAAAGAGGGCCGAAGCCCTCTCATCCATCCTAAATACACCCCGTTCCGCTCAACGGGATGATGCGAATATACGAATTATCCTCGTACAATCGTAGGCTTCGTTCCAGAAAGTCCAGCAAACGGGTTGTTTGCAACGGCTCCCTTGAGGAAGTTAGCAGGCTCACGCTCTTGACCCGTGAGGGTTATGTTGTAACCCGTAAGGTCTCCCATAGCAGAACCCGTAACGATAGAACCTCCAGTGACTTCCGCCCCGTGTTCCAAGCCCATAAACCAAGCGTTGCCGTTGTTATCTTCTACAACAACATAAGGCTTACCCCAAGCGAGGAGCTTTACTTGACGGGTCGTGTCGGAATCTTGCTTCTTGAGTACGATGTTCAACACCTGCTCGAAGAAGGTCGTTCCGTTGTCACGGCTTGAGTTGATAGCCTGCTCGAAGTTTGAAGTACCCTTCAGTTCGTAGGCGTATGCTGATACTGCTGCCGTAGCAAGCTGGCTGATGACATCCGTATTGGCGGTGTCATAGTCAACCGTCAGGGCGGCAGTTGAGTTGATGAAGTAGACGTAGTTGAGTCCACCTACTTGGTCTTTACAAGGCTCAATGCGGCCGAGAGTTACGTTACAAGACATTGTGTTTTATTTGGAATTAAAAAAGGGGGCGAGGGCAAAGCCCAGCCCCCCTCATTGTTAATCAGTCAGCGAATTAGGCGTAGTAAACCACGTCAGCACCGAAGCCAACCTGAACACCAGCCGTGAAGCGCATAATGAAACGGACGTTTTTGCTTCCGTCTAAGTCGCTCATATCCAGCACCTTAACCTCTTGGTGGTCCGAGAGAAGGCCAGTTCCGAAGTACAGGTTAGACTTCTGAGCCAAGACCATCTTGTTGCTTCCCAAGCCAGGAGCGTGGAATACGCTCACGCCATCGAATGAAAGCTCTTGGTTGGCGTACCACAGGTTGCCCTTGTTATCAACACCATTAGCACCTACACCTGAAGCAGCGAAGCCACCCAATGCACGAACGTAAGCCTTGAATACGTTGGTAGAAACGTAGAGTTTCAAGTCATCCTTGCCGTATACTGCGTTCGGTGCCGAGTCAAGTACACGCCCCATCTCCGTGATGACGTTTGAAGACGTAATACCACCCGTAGCAGCAGTCACATCGATAACGGTAGTGTCAGCAGCAAGCAGGGTTTGGAATCCGTTGAACTCACCAGCGTTGCCAGTTGAACCAGTCCAGATTTTGCTCTCAACCCACTCAGCTACTTTAGCAGCGTTGTAACCGATGAAGTAGTCAACGAATGAAGTAGGCATTTGGTCGAATGCAGAGTAACCCATTTGGATAGCTTCCCAGTCAGACTCGAAGTCGCTCTTGCAAAGCTCCAAGTTTACCTGAAGGAACTCAGGCTGGAGGATGGCTTCCGTCATCGTCAGGGTAGACGTATCGGTGAAGTCACACGTTTGGTCTTTAACGATATCGTTCAAGGCAACCTTCTTGAGGACTTCCTTGTACTTGACATTCGGCTTAACGGTGATACCGCCCTTAGCGATGGTGTCACCAGACAAGAGGGCAGCAGAAATGTATTTTCCTGCAAACTCACCTGCGTAAGTAGTAGTGATTGAAGTAGTCGTAGGCATTTTGGCTTACAATTATTTATTGGAACAATTTAGAAAACACTCGGTCTTTAGTATTTGCAACACGCTCTGCACCGATGTGAAACTTCAGCTCGTGTTTCTTTTCTACGGGAGCGGCAACGATGGGCTTTTGAGCAGCCATTGCAACCTCAACCTCAGCGGGTTCTTCAGCAGCTACGACTTCTTCAGCCATCTCTTGCTTCTTACCCATCTCTTGCTTCATCATCTCGACTTCTTCACGGAGGGCAGATACCATCTCCACGAGGTCTTTGATAGTCAATTCGGGAGCCACTTCTTCAGCAGCCTCTACCTCAATCTCAATGGCAGCTTCTTCTTCAGCGGCAGCCTCTTTGATTTCCTTGATGATGCCCTCCTCCTCGATAACGAGAACTCGACCATCTTCAAGTTTATGCTCGCCAACAGGTGCAGCGACTTTCTCGCCATCACCTCCAACGAGGAATACGTTAGCACCTGCCTCAAACACTTCGGCCTCGACCATAGTGCCATCAGCAAGCGACATAGAAGCCAGCTCTACCTTCTCAGGAGTTAGAGCCAGTTCGATTTTCTTGAATACGTCTTGCAGATTCATACCTAAAAAATTGTTATTAGTTAAATTGGGTATTTTACTCCTGAGCCTTTCCGCCAATGAATCCTATGCCTTGTGCGTGCATATCGTTCTTGTCGCAACATCTACGGGAGTAAGTCTTACCATCAGGGCATAGGCAGCCTCTGGTGGAGTTCTGTGGTACGGGTGGCTTTGGCCCTTGATTAAAACCTTTCATATTTTACCGAGTTCTTTAAGTTTAGATTCTGCCCAACGCTTCCCAGCAAGTCCACCCCATAGGAGGTAGCTGATGGTACCGCAGGCTTGGGTATCGTTCTCATCGTAGTATTCTTCGGCTCTTGATAGGTACGAATACATCCGAGTGATGGTCTCTACCGACAATGGCTTGCCTTGTGCGAGTTGCTGCGCTCGTATCTTACCGACAGGCGTAGCACACTTGTTGCCGTTCTGCTCGTTCAGGTCGATGCCTCGCTGAGCGTTGTTGCTCACCGCATCGGGGTAGTCGGCATACGACTCCATCTCCAAACGCTTGCCGCTCTTTCTGCGCTTGTCTTCTTTGATGATGGCCTTCGCCATACCCATCACATACTGCTCTGCGATATGCTCAGCCTCTGCCATCTCGATTTGGGCAAGAGCCTCTTGCAGGTCTTCAGCACGCATCTTCTCACGCTGGGCGAACCATCCCTCAATCGAGAAGCCTTTCACCTTGCCCTCCTTGACGTACTCTGTCCAGATGGCCTCGTTGTTCACCTTCATCATCACGACCCAAGTACCAACGGGGTATTCAAGGCCGTAGGCACGGCTCTTGTCGTTGTTCTCATCCTCGATAATCCAGCTCTCTACCACGCTCAGTCCGTTGAGTTCTTCTGCGTGTTCAAGTGTTGCGTTGTTCTGATTGCCCTTAATCATATACAACTCAGCCGCCTTGCGGATGGTGTCCTGAGAAAAGTACACATAGTATTCCTCACCCGTCTTGTCATCGTAACGATAGATGGGCTTGTTGGGCACGAGTGCTGCTCCGATTAGGATTCGCTTGTCCTCGTTCTGTACCTTGAACTGGATTTGCTGCTTCGAGAGCGCAATGAACTGCTCCTCGATGGCAGGGCTTTCAACGATGCTGATGGCATCTACGCCCATCAGTTTGTCATCTTCAAGAATTAGCTCGTAGATTTTCATCCTCCGATTGTTGCGCTGGAGCGGATTCTGCGCTCAAGCTGGTTAGCATTTGTGATGTCTTGGTTTACAACGTAGGCTCGCATCGGTCGACCAAGCAGGCCAGCAAGCTGGTTCTCGGTGTTGCCGAACTGGATGTTCGGGGTGAGCGGCTGGGCCGTAGCAGTAGAGGTTGGGATAGATGGCTGCGAGGTGCGGGTAGTTCCTGCTCCTCCGCCCTTTTGGAATTTGGTATTGGCGATTGTTGCTATCTGTGCTGCACCCGTTACCGCAACGATACCAGCCTTCACGAAGTTGGCACCCGTGAGTGCATCCTGTGGTACTGCGAGCTGAGTCATAATAGCAGCAGCTGTGCTGGCTACCGCCTCACCGATACGCAGGGCCTTTGTGATTTTAAAGGTCTTCTCTGCGTTCTTTTCATTTCCCTTGCCAAGTGCTTCCGTGAGTTGTGCGATAGCACCAAACGATTGAGATACCAATTCAACAGACTGAGCCGCCTGAGCCACCTCTAAAGCACGAGCCTCATCAGCGTACTTCTTTTTGATTTCCTTCTTCTTCTGCTCGTATACGGCAGTCACTTCAGTCGTATCCTTGCCTGCTTTGATGGCTAAGGTCAGAAGCTGCATATACTGCTGATTTGCTGCTGCGAGTTCTTGCTGCTGGGCAGTACCCGTAGCAGCCTTCATCTGCGCCAGCATCTCGTTATATGCGTTCACGTTCTGTGATTGCTGGAGCTTGCGCTCTGCTGCCGTCTTCTTTTCAATCTCAGCAACCTCCCGCTCCACCTTCTTGCGCTCCTCACCAAGCTCAAGAGCTTTCTTTTCACGCTCCTCAAG